CAACTTTTTCGCGACCGGCTCCCGGACGGGCGCAAGCGAGCGATCATCCCAACATGCCGGAATAAACTGTGCGTCAACCCGGAGCACTTGCTCGAGGTCAGCCGCTCGACCATGGTCAAGCAGTCCTACAAGCAGACCCGGAACCTCGCGATCGAATACAAGGCCCGCCACGATGCGCGAGTGCGCCAGGGCGGCTTGAAACTGACCATGGAGCTCGCCCGCGAACTTCGCGCAACGGCCAAGACGGAAACAGCCAAGCAGGCCGCGGCCAGGCTCGGATGCAGCGCAAGCCTCGTGCAGAAAGTCCGCCAAGGCCACCACTGGCGCGAGCACGCCAAGAACAGCAGCGTATTCAACATCGCGGCATAACCCCCACCCATCGCAAGGCACCCAAGGAGCACCAATCAAATGAATCGTGCGGAAATGATCTTAGCGGCGCGTGATGAAGCGATGACGCCAAAACTTGACAGCATTGGTCAATCCATTGGCTACGGCAACGTGCAGTCGATCCTTGGAAAGCTTTGGGATGAGAGGCTTCTAAAGGACTATGGCGCGCCAGTAGGACGCGGGCGCATGGGAGTCACTGCGAACGAGCGTGAAGCGTATCGGCGCGGCTGGGAGGACTGCATGAAGAAGTGGGCCGACCACATGAAGCGCATGTCCAAGGCGATCAAGACCACCGGGAGCACCAGATGAGCGATAAGACCGAGCACACGCCGGGTCCGTGGCGCTTCAATGAGGCGACGCAAATCCCTGATGCTGGTTGGCGGTCTCTGGCCGCTGCGGTTCACTACCCGAAGTGCTGGGACACCGCGGCCTATCCGACGCTCGAAGATGCTCTGAGCGAATTGGCTGCAGCGTTCCAATGCACGAACGAGGACACGCACGTTGCCCCTCCTGCACCAGAAGCAGGAGAGCCGGAGACCGAGACCATGTATTGCTGGCTCGTTGAGTTAGCCGGGCCGCTGGTGAGGCAACCGGCGTATCACACTGGCTTCACGGATTTGCATAGTGAGAGTCGTTCAACTACGAATCCGCATGAGGCCAAGAAGTACGCAACGAAGGAGCAAGCCGTTGCGGTCGCGCAGAAACTTGGGTTCAATCTCGTCGGTACTTGGGGCGCTGTTGAACACGGCTTTGAACGGCCGATCGCCACTCCCCCAGTACAGCGAGACGCCGAGCCGGTGGCGCCACTGCTGGATGACGAAGGTCGCGCGATGGTCGGTGCGTCGCACCACTACACCGCCGAAAACATCCGGTGCCTGATCGACGAACTGAAGTTCCTAGAAGACCCAATGCGAGGTAGCACGCAGGTTGACTTTGATCGACCGACAGCCAAAGACTGGCGGTCATGGTGCGGCGTTCTATGGCGCGTCATCGCGGGGCTCGCTTCCGATGTGCCTCTCGCACAGCGAGACGCAGAGATTGATATTGAAGCCATGCTCAGTGCATGCTTGCCAGGAGGGGATTACTGTGACCCGCAACTAGTCGCGGACAACATCAGAGCATGGGCCGCGAAGGAGGGGCAAGGGAAATGAGCCACTACCACAGCAACGACTACGACTACTCCCAGGAACTAGAGTAGCTCAGGAGCTCAAGGCGAATCGACCGCGCACCAGATAGAGGCTGGGTGATGCTCACCCAGCAGATCGAATCGGCAGGCTGGAAGGCGAGCACCGAATTGACGATCTGCATGGGCATCTCGCCCGATTCGGCAAAGCCGATGGTGGTGGAGAAGTCCATTGGCCTTACTTCGGGGGTAGATGATCGCGGCGCTTCACAGCGCGCGTAGCCTGATCCTGCACCCAACCTGGGTGTTCTGGCAGACTGGACCCAGTTGTCATGCGGCGTCGGCGACGGCTTATTCTCGACCTTCGGGCCGAGCTCTATCGGTTGATCGTCACCGTCGCGCGGCGTCTGCATGCTTTAGGTCGTCGGCGTGTCCGGGTTCAGGTCATCCAGCGCCTGGGATGCCGACTTGAGCGAGGTCGCGACGGCTTGCAGCTTGGTGACGGCCGCATCGACTTCTGGCGTCGTGCCGCCCGCGTTGCCGACCGCAGAGACGATCTCGTTGGTGGCCTTGGTGAGTTGATCGCCCACCGTGGAGAGTTGGTCGCTCACGGTAGTGAGTGCTACTGCCAATTCGGTCTGGTTCATGAAGATTCTCCAGGCAAGGTAGAGGTTGGCACCACTCAGGACGATGACGAGAATGGCGGCGATATAGGTCACGCGCCGTTCTACCACGATTGTTCTATTAGGTCGATGACGCCACAGGCGCCGACTGTGCAAGCAACTCGGTTTTCCGGCTGCTATCACGCGTAGTTCCAAACCAAAAGGCCATGACGCCGCCCCATGCCGTCCCAAGTGAGCCCAGCATGATGAGCAGCGCCTGCGAATCTGAAACCGTGAACTTACCGGTCATCATGCCGATCAGCACACTGAAATAGCCGATCGTCACAAGCAGACTCAGCACGGCCGGCACTGGTGATGGCTTCGCGACCTGCATCGCCCGCGCATCCTTACGGTCGCCAGCGGCGATAGCCTCCAGATCGGTGATCTCCTTGAACCCAAGCGCCTGCATCTGCAACGCGAAGTCCTGATCGGCTTTCTTGAGTGCGAGCATCTGCTCCGGTGTGGCGCCTGAGATTGCCTGCTTCACCGCATCGATTGTCTTGTCGGATAGACCAAGAGCATTCGCGGCAGACCGCCATGCCTCCAAGAGGTCCGCCCATGGCCGTGCCAATCCATGGAGCGACGGTCCTGATGATCGAGGTCCAATCCATCAGAGCGCTCCTACTACGGCTGAAACCGCTGCAGCATGGTGATCTGCCCAGGTAGCGGGATGGGGTTTGCCGGGTCGCCAGCAGGCCACGTAATAATCCCAGGCGCCCGCCGCGTCATCGAGCGTCGGCAGGGGCTTGGGATCGGTGAACAACAGGAGCCGCCCACATCCTGCGGCGAGGATGTCGTCGTACTCGAGCGCATTCCAGATCGAGGAAATTTCCCAGGCGGTATTCCTGGCCTTGCAGAGCGCCTGCACCCAGAGTGCACTAGCGTCATGTTCATAGATGCCCTTGACTCCGCCGCCTCGCTCGAATTGGAGCAGGCCCCGTGCTGGGCCATCGCCCATCTGACGGCGATGCTCCAGACCGGATTCCTGCAGCCCGATCGCGGTCAGCAGCGCCCGCGCCGGTAGCGTATCCATCGTCTTCGGCAGCAGCGCCAGCGCAGGCGTCAGGATGAGGTTATCGAAGTCTTCCGGCGAGATCGGCAGCGGCAACAAGTTATCAGGCATCGCGCTCTCGGTTAAATAGACTTCGGCCGAACGCGGCAATCGTCGCGAGGAACCGGAAGGCTGCATCTATTTCCGGGGCACGCATCTCGCGCGGCAGTTTCAAACTCTCGCGCAGTTGATACTCGCTGTGCGACGGGTAGAAATAGACCTCGGTCGTATCTCTCGGCAGCGGATCGATCGGCGGGAGAGAGGACATCTCGAAGGTGACATCACCGATTTTCGCGACCATGCGTTTGTTCTTGAAGTACAGCATGTCGCTCATGAGTGAATTACTTTCGAGGCTGACGCAGGAATGAAATCAGCAGCACGATCGTGATCGTCACCATGTAAATCGGCGCCCCGGTCACCGTGTCACATAACCCGGTGAATGGCTTCATGCTCGGCGGCGGCTGTCCCATGGGGAACTGTAACCGACAAGCGGAAATTTGAAACGATTCGAGCGCTCCCCAAGCGCAGACAACGCTTCCGGCAATGCGCGTGCTGATCGGCTCCCACGGTAGCAGGAGCCAGACGATTAGGTAGAGCATCGTCGCCTCAAATCCCCGTAGGACATAAGCCCATGCTTTCCCGGCTGCGACCGGATCGGGGTAGAAGCTGCCGATCACATCGTAGGACGCATGCGCCAGGACGACGACAATCAACAGAAGCGACGGAAGAAATAAGTCAGCCGCCGCCTTCTTCACCGGGACCGCCCGCGAGGTTCGGTTCGACAGCGGGAGGAACTTCCTCGATCGTCAGCGCGCCCACCACGTAGAACTCGGCGTGCTTGTGCGCCTCGATCGTGA